GAGCTGGGTCAACGCCGACAACAATTGGCGCCGTCGCGTCCTTGTAACGTGGCCGACTGGCGGCATCGTCGACAGCAGACGCACCAATAAACTGATCTTCGCCAGCCGAAGGGAATTCACCGTAGACCTCAACCCGAGCCTGTGGCGAATCCTCGCCATATTCCGCAATGATCTGCTCATAGATTTGCTTGTCCGTGTCCTCGACCGTTCGAGAGTCAATGTTCTCCGTGTGCCAGAAGTTGCGCTTAGCGTGGAAACATTCGTAGAAGTAGCCTTGATTACGCCGGGGGTTAGAGAACGCGAACCAGTACCGGTCTAGGATTGGTTCCGTAAAGAAGCCCGCACCGACCGACCAGATGCCGTCCGGGATACCGCTGGCTTCGTCAAAGATCAGCATCATGCCGTCGTGGTTGTGAACACCGGCGTAGCTGTCCGGGTTCTCTTCCGACCACAGCTTGCCCTCGGCTGCCCAGTAGCGCGTACCCTTCTTCAAGTCGCGCTCGACCAGCTCGGTCAGCCACTTCGCCGGAATCAGCTTGGTCGCGCTGATCTCCCACCAGTGGCTGTTGATGATCATCGCTTGCCACTTAGTCAACTCACCCCACGTGACCGACCGGAGCTGCGCTTCACTGTTGGCTGACACGATCACGCTTGATCCAATGCGGGTCGACAGCATCCACAGCACTAACCAAGAGACTAAGGCTGACTTACCAATGCCTCGACCGGACGCAACCGCCGTGCGTAGGGCGTCCATGTCGACCTGCCCCTTGTTCGTCTTGATGTGCGTGGCGATCCTGCGCAGTATCTTGCGCTGCCAGGTGCGCGGGCCTTTGAACTTAGCGAGCGGTGTGTTGGGCTGCCCCCACGGGAAGGCGAACAACACGAACGCCTCGGGGTCGTCGGCGAGCTGTGGCGCCCACAGCCGGGTCATCAGTAACTGCTCGCCCTCGGCGTCATAGATCGGCTGTTGCGCCATAAGTTATTTCGTCACAAAGATTTCGGGGCGCTCCCAATCCAAGCGCATTTTTTCTAGCTCGGGGTATTTCTTAGCTAGTCGGTCTACTTCAGATAGCGTACCTCGCATTCGGCGCGTCATCATGTTTTTCTCCGCCATATGACGGGTGGGCGTTGCGGTCGCAAAGTATTCGTTAATGATCTCAACAGGGCTATCAACAGAACCTACAGAAGGCAACCCACTAATCCGAATGTCGCGCATCATTTCATCAAAACGATCACCAGACATTTGCGCGCGCAGTCGGTCTGCTGGATGCGCGCCTAGTCGTTTTTCGCCAGGTGCTAGCCGCGTACGGGCGTGCGTGGCTTCATGCAACAGGGTGTTTAACGCATTCAGCGTTTCTTCCGTAGTAGTGTCGCTACCCACACCGATGTAGCCGTACTTGCCGTAAGGCTCCATTAGCATAGCGTTAACGCCGGCGGGGTCTAGCGTAATTGTTCGTTTTTGGGTGTTAAATTCACCTTCGCTGGTTGCGCCGCGCGGTGCAGCAGTTGTGACGGTAGCAGGCGAAAACGCAACGTACTCCGGAAAGCGCGCGCGCATTAAAGCAGGCAGCAGCGCGGAATACACGTTAAGCGCGCCTTTAAAACCTCTTTCAGGGTCACCTACGTTTTTGAACTGATACAGCCCTTCGTAGGGCGCCATGTCCAAAGCATTAACCGGCGTGGGCGCGAGTGCGTTCCGTGGCATGTTCTAGATACTCCGGTTTCTGTTCCGTAATCAGCCCGTCGATGACGCGGGACTGCGCCTGTTGCAGCGCTTGGGTGATACTGATCTTGTTCGTGACGTCGACGCTGATCTCCTGCCGCGCCGTCCAACCGTGGGCGTGCTGCAGGATCGCTAACGCCGCCTTGGCGTCACCATTACGGGCTGCGTCGTGCAGCAGCGCAGACGCCTCCAACTCGCCGTCAGCGCGTCCCTTCTGCTCAGCCATTGTCGCCACCGGATCCATCTCGCAGAGGTGCCGGTACTCCTGCGGCAACATGCCTGCAGCTAACGCCAGTGTGTCGCCCTTCAGTCCGAGCTTAGCTGCGTCGTAGATGGACTGTAGGCGCGACTCCGTGGCCTCAAGTTTGCGAACCGTCAGCGGTAACGAATGTATGCCCATGGCGGCATGGTAATGGATTTTTTAAAAAAATAAAAAATTTTGTGCAACACCTCCGTGGACGTGACCGGCCGGGCACGGGCCCCCACCCCCCAGGTTAGTGGGCACTCACTCTTTTTGTTGTCAGCCTGATAAGTTAGTAAGTACTCACTAACTTTTGCCAGGTTAGTAAGCACTAACTAACTTGCCTAGGTTAGTGAGCACTAACTAACCGATGTTTGCACATGTGGGTCACGCACATTGTCCACACGAACCGGTGGCCGCGCGGCCGTAAAAGTGTTAGCAAAAAGGAATCGAATCTGTGGATAACTTTTGACCGGACAAAATGTTGCTAAAAAGCTATGTGGACAATGTGGACAATGTGGACAACGGTTTTTTTTTGATGGCGCTGCTGTGTACGCGCGCCCAATCGGACAACCTATTACCATATAGATAACACTTTATAATTTTTTTGTTTATTCAGATTTTATTGTCCACATTGTCCACAAATAGCCAAAAGCCGCACTGTCCCTCGAATGTGGCGTGGACAATCGCGCCGGTTTTCGTTGTCCACATACTTGTCCACGCTGTCCACAAATAGCAGCGAAAATTAGTGTAAAAGATTCTTGTACATTTTCTGTTTTTGTTCTATATTGTGTGCGTAGTAAATGAATGTCTTACAGATCAACTGCTTAATTTTTAATCACTCACCTGGGAAACGACATGCAAAAACCTACTGTTGGCCAAAAAATCAACGTCCACGTTTACGGCCGCCTGCAGACTGTCACTGTATTGGCGGTACACAAATTCGGCACTGTGGACGTCGAAACCGAAACCGGCGCGTGCTTCCGCGTGTCGGGCCTGTCATTCATCTAAGGGGCCGCGCATGAAACAAACAATTCTAGAGATTCTATTAGGCACGCTTGTTTTTCTGTATTTGTGGGCATTTCTTTTTGTTTTGATGTCATTCTGAAAGGGTCTAACTATGTCCTACAAAACCGAGTTTCCTGACTTCGTTCTGGACGTCACTATTCCGGCCGGCTTTAAAGACGATTCTTATCACAATGACGTATGCCCGCATTTCACCAAGGACATCGGCGCGAGTGATTTTCTTTGCCTATGGATAGATTTTTCAGACCCAAGCGAGCGCGAGTATTCCGGACATGCACGATTCACGGCCGAGCGCGTCAAGGACGGTGAACAAGTGGATTATGTAACGTCCGACAATTGGCAAGCTATCGTCGACTTCGTTGAAACATTCTAAAAGGGGAACATCATGGAAAAAAATCAAATGTACGGCCACGAACAATTCGTTTGCGTTTGGAGCGTGTCCACCGATGAATTCGTTACTGAAATTCATGGCGCTGATTTTTTCAATAGCGACAACGGTTACTCGGCCGACGATATCGCTTACGTCACCGATTTGCTGATCGGTGAATCGACCGACATATCAGGCCCGACACAAGCGCATTACGTCCTGCGCGTTGCCTAACCCTTTTCGAAAGTGATCCGACCATGAAAATTTCAGTAACTTCTAAGCTTGATGGCGTGCGCTCTTGGTCACTCGAAGCGCTCGACACTTGCCCGGGCTCAATTGCAGCGCCGGGCGTGCTGGTCGACGCGTGCGCGGGCTGTTATGCCACTACAGGCAATTACCGCTTTGCCAATGTAAAAGCGCCGCGCGCGCACAATAAAAAAGATTGGCAGCGCATGGCATGGGTCGACGATATGGTCGACGAATTAGCCCGCGATACGCATTTCCGATGGTTCGATTCGGGTGACATGTATACCTTGGCGCTTGCTGAAAAGATTCTCGAAGTAATGAAGCGCACGCCATGGGTGAAGCATTGGCTACCGACCCGGATGTATAAATTCCCGAAGTTCCGTCAAGTATTGTCGGAAATGCAAGCGCTGAAAAATGTCTGCGTGCGCTTTTCCAGTGATTCAATCACGGGCGAGTATGTCAAGGGTTTGCATGGCAGCGTGATTGTTCCCACGCCGGCCGATGCCAAGCGCGGCATGACGCTATGCGGCGCTTATGACAATGGCGGCGCTTGCGGCCCATGCCGCGCGTGCTATGACAAAAAGGTCAAGGTAATTGCCTACCCTGCGCATGGCAAGAAAATGAACAAGGTAATTCGCATCAAATTGGCCGCTTAATTGAAAGGGTTATTAAAATGAAATTTGTTTATCACTACACGGGCGAGTGGATTCGCTCAGATTGCAATACTAGTGCTACGCGCACGGATGGATACACAAACGAATATTCGTCAATTGACGATATGTCGGACAAATGGGTTCGAGATAATTTCAACTGGATGCTAGACATTGGCGAGGTTGTAATTTCGACCGGCTCACACGTTTTTCAGATAAGGGTATAGACCATGGGTAAATTAAAAGATGCGCTCATCGGCGCTCAGGAAACGGCCGCGCTCAGTGGCACGAATGAAGCATTACTCTGGCGCGCGCAAGCGGCGCTATCGGCCGCGCTCTATAACATGGGCGAGCCTGACGAAGGCCTGGCAAGCGCCGAGCACGCGCTGCAGCTGCTAAATACTTACTTGATGGAGGTGGAACTATGCAAACAATAGTTATCGACGGAACAACCTATAAAGTGAAATTCGATCGGGACCCGATCGAATTAGCC